TACCGACCACACTACCTCAGACATATGCCTTGGCAGCAAGGGCAATTGATAACCCTAAAGATGTACCCATGATGGTGAGTCGGCTCATCCACCACATTATCTCGTGCTTATTCATGACCTATTACGTAATCAAGACCTGTTTCGTTTGTACAGTAATCAACGTAAGAAGGATGCTCCCGAAGAAAGGGAACATCCTCTTGTGCGTCTTTAATTGCTTGATATGAGTCATCTGCATATTCGCAGATCTCATGATGATGCTGTGAGGCATCGTGATACCCTATGGTATAGTGGGACATGATCTTTCAACTCCACATTACAATACTAATTATAGCAGTAAATACCTATTGTTTGAAATTTATGTTGAAAGAGAGACTTATCCTAACGTTATCTGTAGTGTTGGTGTTGATGCCATGATCTAAGAAACCAGGAAACAATAATAGTACACCTTCCCTAGGAATATAATGTCTTGCACCACCACAATATTGAGAGAAGCATCTACTCATCTCATGACCTGGTGCTGGTGTTTGGAAGAATATATTACCATCCTCTCCATTAGTTGAATAATAATAAACACCAGAAATATCTGATGTTCCGTGGTTATGGATATGCCCATAACACCCCTGACCAAACTTACTGAGCCAAGATGTCAACTGAAAAGGTCTTGTCTCAAACCTCAGTTCTTTACAGTAAGCAATTACATTTCTTTGAATTTCTTTCAGTAGAGCATCTAATTTATACTTCTCAAATAGATCGTCTCTAAAATTCTGTGTTGACAAATAGTGTGTAGATCCCCAACTAGGTATCATCTTGAAATCTATTTGTGGTATAACCTCATCAAGTTCATCCTGTACTTGACCAAAGTTATCTATACACTTATTGTGCCAAATAGGAGTGGAAAATAAATGATGAACAAATGGATTCTGATCAGGCGTTACTATATCACCTACTGGATTACCAGATTTTGCAGCAGCTTTCGATGCTTTGGGAGAAACTCTACCAGCTTCAAGTGGTAAAGTATTCTGAAAATTATTTTTCATTATATAAGATTATGATGTTATGGTCCTACGTAACCTATAGACGATGCCCAGACGGACGCAGAAGACCCTGTGGTCGCTTCTAATGTCTCAGCTGCTTTCTTCTCTACAACTACTCTTTCTCCTGCAGCAACGTAAAATCCATTACCATTGCTGTTTACTATAAGACAAGCTCCACTATTAGTATTCACTAGTGATACCAACTTTGCTGTGCTTACATTATTTGCTCCTGCATTGATATCTACGGCAGCAGACTTTGGTGTAATGATCATCTTCTTTTAGTTTCGTTTGAATATTTATGGGATTCTTGCATGACAATAAGAGGTCCACGTGGTTCTTGATTTGTTCTTCTCCAACTAACTAGGATTGCTCCAGGATAAAGTTTTTGAAGATCTTTCTCAAGACGTTCTCTTTTCATGTAAGTCCCTTGTGGATAATAAAAGTCTGCAAACATTCTAATACCTTTGAAGGTAAAGTCTACACTCCAGATCCATCCAATAGTATAAAGTCTTTTTTCAAATAGTCTATTCATACTATTATTTATTATCTTTCATAGACTGCTTCAATGCCTTCTGAAGTTCAGCAGTGCTTCCTACAAATATAGCATTGTTTGTGACATTAGTTGGTCCTGATTTATCCTCACCTAGGTCTTTCATTTTCTTTTGAAGGTCAAGAAGTTTATCTGTAGTATCACCAACTGACTTTATCAATTGACCTGCTACTTCGTATGCTCTAGGAGAATCAGTCTCTTGTGCTACTTCCAGTATACCATTCATAGCTTCCTGACCCTTTTCTATTAAGGAATATAAATTACCTCTGGTATATTCATAGTCTTGATCTGGGTCACTAACATTTTCAAGTTGATCCTTTCTCTTAGCACATCCACCTTCAGGAGTCTCAGTCACTTCAGGAGTTACTGTGTCAAAAGTTTTATCTATAGCTTCAAAGTCTTTCATGGTTATGTGAATGGGTTATCAGTAATGGTTGTGCTGAATCCAAAGTCCTCACTATCCAACTCTGTAAGTAGAGCAGTATCAGCAGCATCTACATCCCCATCACCATCTTGGTCTGTAGTCGCCTTAGGAACGCTTGTATAAGTCCTTTCTCTCCTAGCAGTACTTGGATCACTATCTGAGTAAAAACTTGTAATAGTCTTCTTGATAACTCCAGTATCTGCAACAGGACCGAATAGATATGTCTTAGCAGTAAAACTGAGTCTCCAAATAATTACCTGTCTCTTTTCAAAGTTACCTTCGTATTCATCCTGATAATTGATGTTATTCAATACAACTGGAACATCTCTTTTCTCATCAGTCTCTGCTATGAGTTTCAGTGTTATTGTAAATTGTGGTTGGAAGAATGGAAGTATCTGTTCAATAATCTGTAGACCATCATCCTGATTCAGTACATAAATTGACAACTCAAAATTACAATTATATGGTACAGGCATGTACTGCTTGTACATTGAATCATTATCCTTCTTAGTAACTGCTACTTTGAGTGGAGCTAGTTTTCTAGTAGGATCATAGTTCAAACCCTGCATCTCAAAAGACATTCTAGGCAGAGTTATCTGAGTCTCCTTACCTCTTAGGTTAGGTTGCTGTTGAATCCTTGCAATGAATTTTTGTGTAGGACCATATGATAACGGAACAGGAATTGATTCAACAACAGCACCTGCGTTATTGAAACGCTTGATATCAAAGTTATTAAAAAGTGTTCCGAATGAGACAACCGTTTTTCTAAGTATCTCGTTATAAAAGAAATTTCCAAACATTAGAATTCACCAAATGGATTTTTTTCACTAAAGTCAATTATGCTATCTGCATCAACTTCAATGACTCTGTTAGTTACATTTTCACCAGTACTATCTTGTATATAGACTGTCTCCGTTCTTGTAGCACCAGAAGCAGTAGAGTTCTTTATGTACCATGAAGCACCAGAGGTTTGACCTGTAAGGGTCTCTCCTTCTGTAAATGAATTAGTCTTGTCATAAACAACAAGAATATAATTTGTTGTATCCCAAGAAACAACCTTAGCAGTAGCATTACTAACAGATCCAGCAACTTCTTCATCAACTGTAAATGCAGTTGCATTATTAGTGAGAGTGTTATCAATAACAAGACTTGTCTTGACTGCTTTCTCAACTTCTATTGCATCAATCTCAGCAACACCAGTATCCAAATCTTCCCCAGAGTAGCGGAAGAGTTCAGTACGTAATTCATAACAATAAAGATCACCAAGTTGATAGAACGGTGCTTGATGTTCTACATACTTGATTTCAAATAAACCTTTAGTCAATGGAAAATAAATTAGATCTCCTTCTGCAGGTCTATCATCTGCTAACTTACCTGCAAAGTTTCCATCAAATTCTTCTGTCCACCTTTTCTTAGATACCATAAAGGTGAGGGAATCATTATTAGATAACCCAAATTCAGTAATGGTATCTGAGATATCATTATCAAACTGATCATTACTCTTCAGATACATCTCTATCTGAACTGATTCTTTAAATTCAGAATTAGATGCTTCACCCCAAACTTGATCAACATCATTCAAAGTTCTTGGTAGATAAAAAACTGTACTACCATGAATCTTGATATGTTCATCTATCAGGTCTTGTACAAGAGCCTGCTCTGTGGTAGAACCACCGTATTCTGCAAAGTGAGTACTTTTTTGAGATGCCATTATCCTATCATGTCAAGTGGTGGAAGTTCATAAGTTGAGAGCATTTTCTCTTCGATCTCTTTCAAGTCCGATTGAGCATCCTCATAAACCTGTCTACCATCTAACTCAACACCACCAGGGAATTTGACTCCTCTGAACTTGATCAGATTCTGACCCCACTGTTGTTTGATTTTAGCAGTTAGATATTTCTTCATGAAACTATCATCAAATACTTCAGTCATAGATGTTGGGTCTAATGCTCTGTGACAATCAATAACAAGATAGTTACCTTCAACCACGTCTTTAGCATCAACATCAATGTAGAGTCTGTCAACCCTCTTATTGAATCTATATGAAATGATAGACCCACTATTTAGGATGTAATCAAGATCCTCCAAATAAGTCTTAGTCATATAGTAATTCAAAATATCAATTGCACCGAACTGATACAAATCATTCAAGAAAATCTGGTACTCAATACCAAACATGTTTCCTCTGATAGATTGTGAGGACATTCCAAATACTTTATTGATACCTAAAACATGTATAGGTACTTCTATATAATTATTCCTCTCTTCCCACTGAGATCCATCAGGAGATGTAGTTGTAGTATTACCTTCTTTGAATCTAGTTATTTCAGCCGCTGTAAATTTGTGCTTCAAGAACATTCTCTCAACACCGTCAAAGTGACGTTCATTAAAATATTGAATACTTTCATCAATGAGATCCTCTACCTGAGTATCATCCACATTGATTTGAAGAACAGGCTTGCCTAATCGTCTTAGACAATATTCCTTCAGCTCTGTTCTACTTGCAGGTTTAGTCGCTGACATTTATCTACAGAATCCTTTATAAGAGTATTTATGAAAAAACCCTCACGTGGTGTGAGGGTTTGATCGTTCTTATGCTTGGGATTCAGTCCAAGTGATCCTTGCAGAGCAGATTGTATACTGCCTACTGGAACTCGTGTATGTGTGGTCAGGTATGACCGCAATAGTTAGAGTGTCAGGTCCATTTGGATATGTGTAGTCACCACCCATAATTGAGTTACCTAGCGTAGCAACCTCACCCAGAACCTGTTCTGTGGTTCCGTTTGCATTTGCTCGGAATTCGAGTAGATTGATACCGTTTGTTACACGGTCTTGAATCTTAGCAAATTCACTCTCAGTTTGGTTTGTATGGAACACAACCTGTGATAGTCCTGGAGATGCAGTATCGATCCATGATGGGGTTGATAGGTCTCCGTTCAAGATTAGTCTTACAGTACAAGACTTCTTAGGATCCTGTGATTGCTGAGAAACGTCAGAACCAACAGATGAACTACCATCAGATAACGTAATTGAAACCGCCTTCAACTGAAGTTGCATTCGGTTGATTAGATCACGTGTACCAATGTTACCCTTGACACCTGCGTCAACAGATGGTGATAGTCTGATACTTAGCATAGGATAGATCCTGTTTGCCTGATCTTCGTCACCGTCCTCTTTCTGGTCAAGTAGGTAGGTTGTGTCAGCAGCAGCAGAGAATAAGTATGCCTTATCATCTTCAAACTGACCATCCATAATAACTGAAGCACCCCAGTGGAATAGTGATGGAGAGAACTTACTACCAGTTTCTCTATCTCCAATAGTACTTACTTCATAACGTGCTGGTAAGTTACCAGATCTGAAGTATGCTTCGTTGAATATGTTACTGTGAACATACTGGTGAGCGTAGAATACTCTACCATGCTGATCTTTGAATCCGTAGCGGATCTTACCACCACCGTACCAAGAGTAATCGATGTATGCCATCTGTAGTCTCTTAGTGTTCAATTCAAATCCACTTTGACCTGTGCCATCGCACTTATCAAGGTTGAATGCAGAAGAAGGAGTCTTAGTATCAACTGTCTTCGTCATTATGATATTAGTAGAAGACTGACCTCTATATGCTGTGGTCATATACAACTCAGTATCAGACTGAATGTATGCAACCTTATAAGACATACCACGTAGAACTATGTAATCATCAACAGCGAGTTGCTTAGTAAATGATGTTCCATTACCAGTTATTATCTGTGACTCATAACTAGCACTTACTGAACCAGCAGTTTGTTGTGTAGAAGATCTTCTAACAGCCATGAGGTTTTGACCATCATACTCAAAGAAGAATCCATTCTGGTCATCAAACATACCAGCACGAACAACAGCATTGTTCCAACCATTCTTATGAAGTGTTGGGAATCCAGCAGGTGTCGCATCTGAAGGTGTTCCAGCAAGTAGATATGTGAATGTAAATTCATCTGTTACTGTAGCAACTTCGGCATTACTAACAAGATAATGGTTAGTACCACCAGAAACGGTTACATCTTCTAATGAGATGAAATCACCAACGTTAAGGAAATGAGGTCTCCTTGTTACGATTGTACAGTTAGGATTAGAACTTGCATCAGTACCACCAGTTATAGACTTCGTTTCCAAAGGTGGATTGAAGTTTGTAGCAGTTGAGTACTGTAAACCTTTACCAGACTGGTAACGGAAGTATCTACGTGTCTGTCTAACAATTGATGAGTCAGCAGACTTACCTGGATTGATCTCTACACCACCATCAAACGGTCTATGCAACGCATAAGAACTTGGTTTGACATATACATTCGTAGGAAGTATATAGTTGTGGTTGTTGTAGTTCTCAGTACAAATAGTCCAAGTGTGGTTGTTACCTTGTCCTGTATCACTGAAACTTACATAGTTACCAGAGTATGCATACTGTCTATATGATGAACCATTGGTTCCGTTACCAGCAAATCTGTAGTAACCATTGTTCATGTTTATAACGAAGTAGTTATAGTCTTTTGAGAATCCGTTGATAGCACTATCTTCGGTATCATGAGAGTAGATAACCCTTGTACCTGTTCTCATATACTTATCCCAACCATAATACAGTCCACCACCTTTACCACCATTAGCACCTTCGACACCTTCAACTGTCTTCAAGAAGAACATTTCGTTGTTAGTATCACAAACCGTAACGGTTGTTTGTGGAGTGATATCAGTTTGTGCGTTTTCCTGTGGGTCGAATTCAATCACACGAGGTGTTGAAGGTTCTTCCACAGTCATCTCATTCTGGTCAGAGATAGAGATAATTTTGATAGGAACGATATCAGGTTCCATTCTGTAGAATCTATGCTGGTTATAGTAAGAACTGTTACCAGAAGCATATGCTAATGTAATTGCGTTAATACCTTGTCTTGCTTCATCAGGACTTTGGTGTAGGGAGAATCTATAGTAATCAACAACGTTGACGAAATAGATGCTTCCATCTTCTAATCCACCGTAATCGGTAGGTAGTGTAGTTACTTGTTGCTCTAGTGCATACCACTTACCTTCATTTCTGTAGTGAACAGCATCTGCCATTCTGAAGTTGTGATAGTTAGAACCAGGTGTGTTTACATAAGTACCACCGTTGTCTACATTAGAGTAACTCCAATATCCATATCCATACTGATATCCACATAGACGCTCATCGTCTAGGAGAACATGCTCACCAGGAGTGTACTGGTTGATCATATTTGTTTCTAGTGATCCACCTGTAGATCCACCAGTCTGTTGCTGATAGTCACTCAAACGTCTCCACCAGTTATTTCCAAGACTGTTGGGTGGTGTTTGACCTGTGTTATTAGAATCTGAATAATCATATCTCAAGTCATCCCAGTTATCCAAGGAGTCTTGACTAGCAACATAATAGTAATCATGTGGTTGACTCTGAGAGTCGTTATACTGTTGAGTTACAATATCTCCAACAAAGTATTCTGTTGAAGAGTTCCAACGTCCTCTATCTTGCGTTCCTTTCAGAACGTTCTGAGCGTATCTTACCTGGTGTAAGGTTCCTGTTCCTGCACCGAATAGTTTGATAGAATTTCTTCTTCTTCGTGCATCATTTCTCTTCTTGTGGAATGAAATAGTAGAACTACCCCATCTGTGGATGTAATACTTCTCACCGAAGTCTAGACCTTTGATTGCTGTAGCACCAGAGAATCCGTTGTATTCAACATAGTCACCACTTTGGAATTGGTGAGAACCAATTGTTACGTAGTTTGAGTATGTGTTTACATTACTTTGATTAGATCCATCCCAAGTTTTATCCCTAGTAGTATATGTTATACGACCAGAACCAACTACTTCACCGAAGACTGAACTTGCATAAAGTGTATGCTGATAGTTATCATTCTGATCATTACCTAAGTTGAAGTACTCTTTTACAGTAACGTCATTCTGAGCATTAGCTTCAGTAGTAGCAAGTGCGAACCAGTTTCTTGAAATCCTACGTACATAATACGTAGTATCATGAGTCATGTATGAATAACCTGCAGACTGTTGTGCAGTAGATGGTAATGGATTACTACCAATTGCTGTACCACCTGAAGGAACTGTGTATAGAACAGCAGTACCAGTTTTTAGACCGTGATCCTTGATGTAGAACCATCCTCTCTTGAGGTCACATGTTTGTTGTGGGTAGAATACAAGAGTCTTACCAAAGATCTGTGTATTGGTCGCCATGTCATAATTTAGTCCATCTGCATTCTTAGCAGTAATTTCATACGCACCATCAATAGAACCCTTTGCAGAAGTATCTTCAAAGTAATGGTTTGGAGATGATGTAGCAGAAGCAGAGGATATGTTTAGTCTAGTACCACCATAAGAATCTGAAAGTTCAAATCTATCTGTACTTACATTTCTACAGTAGTAGGTTGCTCCATTCTGAAGACCTCCAATAACAGGGTTTCCATTAGAGTTATACCTTACAGCATTACCTTCTGAGAATCCATGATTATCAATCTTGAATGTATCAAGGAATGGATTACCTATATTATCACCACGGAACTTATGTCTGAAGTTCGTTCCATCACCACTAAAGTGGGTGAGGTTGATGATATATGAGTTCGCTCTGTGTTGTGGATATTGGTTAGGATAAGGTCTTCCACTACTGAAAGGCTGGTTGTTACTTCCATCACTAGATGCAAGAGCAACTCTGAAGTGGTTATTAGTAACAGGAATCATCCAGTACCAATAGTTTGAACTCATGTTACCTACCGAAGAACCAACAGAGTTGTTGGAGTCGAAACGATACTGGAGCCAGTAATCTGGGTCTCCGTCTTGGTTAGTAGTGAATCCGTGCTGAGGTGAATACCAAGTATTAGCAGTAGATACTGTTTCAATCTTGAAAACAAAGCAATGCTCTGTGTTTGGCCAATCACTAATATCATGAATAGGACCATTAGGAGTTCTTGAAACTGAGAACTCAAAGTTCTTAGTTGAAACTGACTGGTTGATGGCTGGATATCTTACATAGTAAGTTCTCTCATCCATATTATAGTCATAGTTATTTGGAGTGTCCTGTATATTACCTGGAACACTACTTCTAGATCTAAAGCAGATCTTATCTCCTTCTACGAAGTTTACAACTGAGTGCTCACAAATAATTCTGTTCCTGTTATACCAAGAAACGGAGTTTTGTACACCACCAGATGCGTTGTTGGTAATATCTCTAGCACACTTGATAGCAGGCCATAGTGAGAATGGAGTACCCCAAGTATATAAGTTTCCTTGGTTTCCAACTGATGCTATACTACTTACACCAGCACCATAGTAAGGACCATCATGGTTAGGATCTCGTGAGTTGAATGAAGTACATAGTTTTACTGTATCAGCATCAACATACTCAATGTAGTAACAATACTGATCACTCCAACTACTAGGAGTACTATTTGGAGAAGGACCCCTCTGGAATATTACAGGTTGTCCATCCTTGAATTGGTGATTAGGAATTGTAATTGTATACTGTGAAGTATCGATTGACTCAGGGAAGAAGAATCTCTGTCTCCTACCAAACGCTGTGTCATTAATATCTCCACACTCAATAACATCAAACTCATATGGGTTCATAACAGTAGAAGAATATCCTCTACCAAATAATTTCATCTCAAGCTGCGTTGCTGACTGTCCAGTATCACTCAAAGTGAAACTTACTGGAGTTCCTGCAGCACAGTTTGTTGGACTTGATGCAAGTTTATAAGTTGAATCAGTAACTTTGATAACATAGTAAATACCGTTACCACCGTTAGTAGATGTTGCACTAGTACCTGAAGTACCTGCAGAACTAAAACCAGTAACGTTACCGTTTACATAAGACAGGAACATAAAGTCACCAGTCTTTAGACCATGATTAGTCTCTACACTATTAACATAATGAGTAATTGTGTTAGTAGTAGAGTTCATATATGAAGCACTTGGAACAAGGAACTGTTCAGTATCTGTTCCTTCAGGCTTCCACAGAATCATCTGTGTAGTTTCTTTATATGAAATGGTTGGTGAGAAATCAACTCCACCACCAGAAGTAAATGCTCTACCATCAAACTCTTTACGTTTTACAGCAATAGAGTTAGTAATATAGAACTGAGTACCTTTTGCATAGTTAGACTTTACTGGAGTCTTGATTGTTAGGGTACTTTGTGCTGCTGCGTTTGTAGTAACAGCAGAATACTCTCCAAGAGATAACTGAGAACCAACGTAGAATCTACCAATAATTACGTTAGCATAAACAGTACTTATATCTCCTGTAAATGTCTGATCAGTATTTGCTTCATAAACGAATGACTGATCATCGGGAACAGCCTTGATTATGAATGTACCTTCTGCAGACTGTTGTGTAAGACCTCTGATATCAAGTGGAATACCATTTACAAGACCGTGTACCCCATTAGTCTTGATGGTGATATCCTTACTTCCATTGACTGAAGTAATTGATTTTACATCTCCAAGAGGAACGTCTCCTGTAGATGAATAGAATGAAGGAATTTGGTGAATTCTTTCTAGTGTTTCCCACTTAGTTGACTGAAGACTATATTCAAAGTCAGTGTCAATTAGGGTGTTTGGGTTTGATACTCTTAGTTTACTGACAGGATCAACAAACGTTTCCGTTGGTTTAAACTCTGCACCTTCTTCATCAATAAAAATTTGTAACTTATCTGCGTCAGCATGACTTGCACTAGAAGTGTCATACGTCAGAGTATAAGTTGTTATATCTGTTATAGCGTCATACGCTGTATTTGTAACCTTTAGGTCTGCATCACCTAAGGCATAAATTGTTGTGCCTCTTGTGGCGTTATTGATGAATAAAAGTTTTCTGACATCAACGTGACCTGCTATAGCCACTGTTCTTGCTGATGCATCAAACGTATAATCGTAAAGTAGTTTCTTTGCCATTTTGCTTTCCTAAGTCTTTATGTAACGGAGGGGTAGAGTTTATAAACCAAAAGTGATTGCGTAGCCTAGAGCTTTCGTATCTACAGCTTTTAGTTGATTCTGCGTTACCAAAGATGCGGAATTAGTACCTTCAGTAAACATTGACCACTTAGTAGTGGCAGTAGCAGGGTCGTTATTAGTCGATTCTTCTATATTTATATAAGTGCTCGGTGCTTTAAAAACCACGTCGCCTGGATAATATGCGGTAACTGTTGACCACACACCTTTCCATTCAAAACCTTTTATAACGAGATCCCATGATGTTTGTCCAGATTGATTTGGTGCAACACCAACGGTAGTTGTTTTTGCGGAATACGCATAACCACCAAACTGAACGACATTACCTGGAGCATAAGTGACCAGATTATCATATGTACCAACAACAGAAAACCCAGTCGTTAGAATATCCCAGATATCATTGGGAGCATTCAAATACGTATTGGGTTGCTTATTGTTATTGGATTGCTTTGCAATATAAGTGTATCCACCAAAGGAGACGACATCTCCTGGTTGATACGCTGTTAGGTTACTCCAACTATCTTCAAATTGGAATCCCCCAACATATTCAGAAAACTTTGTTGAGTCGAATGTGGACGTTGATGAATGTCCAACAGTAACTAGGTATAACGTGTTACCATATTTGACAACATCATTCAATTTATAGAAAGTAGATGCTGTCCACTCTCCTACATTCTTTACTCCCTCTAGATGTAATCCCCATTTGGAAACACCGTTTGCGTCAGAATAAAAAACATCAGCACTTGCTGCTGAAGTGTGGTTGGTGGTTGCTACGTAGCTATTAGCACCAAACTTTACGATGTCATCGATGACATAAGCTGTGCTGGCTACCCAATCACCTTTCCATTTAAATTTTAATCTGCCAAGTCTAAAATCTGCCATTTTGGTTACTTAGGTCCGTTTGTGTTATAATCGTAAGCTGATCCCATACGGGCTACGAGATATCCTTCATCATCGATGAAATATGATAAACTTCTTGAGTCCCACTTGTGCTGGTAGTAAGTATCATTTGCATGTTTAGTTATCGCAACACCTGCATTAGTGCCATACTCTTCGACTGTATAGTCATCCATAGTACGGAAAATCATATCTCCGTTAGCATCTAAAGTAGGTTCGCTCATAAGATCTACGACATCAGTGTCAGAACTCGTAGTTTTAGTATACGTAAGCATACCGTCAGCGTCACGATTGACTGCATGAAAGTCCCATGATACGGAACCACCGCCACCACCGCCTCTTGCTGCTATTTCTGATAACTTAATTGCCATAGCTTTATGTAACTATTTTCCAGTTTACTCCATTATATACAAGAAGAACTTCCCAACCATTAGTGTCAAGAAGAAGTTCTGAGTCTACTGAATCCAAATAATCTTTGAATTCTTTGCTTGACGCACTAGCATCCACAGTAATATTATTTATACTCCATTTATTTGTAACATCAACCAATCTGATGAAACTTCCTATAGTAGGAGCAGCTGAAATATTAATAGTATATGCACCAGCTGTGCTGTCTAGCATATAATTGCTATTTAGTTTGTTAGTGCTTCCGTCAATAGTAAATGTAGACGTGTTTACTGCGGAACCATATCCAACATAAGACAGAATAGTCTCTTGATTTACTAGTGGTGTCCACGCAACTGATCCACTTACTTCTTTTGTAAGATAATAATCACCGTTTGTATCCGCAGCGATTTGACCAACCCTTTGTGCATTAGGTAATGAACTAGGAGCATATCCTCCAAGATTCAATGTGGGAGGTGTAACTGCACCAGTAGTCTGATCTAACTTAGCTGCGGTTACATTATTGTCTTTGATCTTAACCGTTTGGACGGAATCATTAGCCAACTTATTGGCATCAATTTGCAGATTACCAATTTTATCATTTGTGATTGTTCCATCAACAATCTTAGTTGCGATTATACTTGCATCAGAAACGGTTCCAACATCAAGACGATCACCAAGAACTACTGCAAAGAAAGTATCTGAACTTTGTGGAGCATTTCCTGCAGTGAATACTAACAGATCATTATTGATATTATAATGATTTGCTGGTTCCTTTATGACACCATTGATCACAACAAGAACTTGATAAGCACCTGGATATACTGGATCACCACCAACCTTTAGATAAAATTGCAGGGAAGAACCGTTGAATCCAGCACCTCCTCCAACTCTATCTAATGGAAAATCAATTTTTCTTTGATTACCTGTCTTTGGTATATTACCAATATAAGCCATAGCTTTTTCCTTTTATTTAGTTAACTACTGTAATATGAAGCAGGGAATGGACTATCCTTTGCTGTTGGAGTACTTCCAAGATTTGTAATCGTTCCTGTGGTTACTGCTCCAACTGTAGGATCAGTATCTTGACACATTAAAATTTTCACATTAGAAGCAGTTGCTCCTTGAGAAGTAGTTGTAAGAGGTGATGTTGGTGCTGTAAAATTAGAAGTATAAAGTGCTTGACCAACAGTTACTCTGAAATTAGATATATGCCCATTAAGAGAAGAACCATGATTAGTATTATTATTTCCTACCTGTACATCTGTTGCTGTATTAGTGTTACCCCATTGCCAATTACCAGATGCTACTTCACTACCATCAACATAAATCTTTCCAGAATTTGATGTAGCATTACTTATCTTGACACAAGCTATATGATGCCAACCTCTGTCGGGGATACTGTTATTAGGAGCATGAATAGATCCAACGTAACCACCACTTACATTACCAAGATAAAGGTTAACGTCACCTTGACCAGCATCAGTATCAATCAACCAACAATAACCATTACTACCGTGCCATCTTCCTACCATAGTTTGATAAGGATGATCGTCTTGTGTAAAAGTATCCAACTTGACAAAAAATTCAATTGTAACTGGAACATCAGCAGCAAAATTCAAATTACCATTTGTTGCTGCCATCTCTAAACTCTGATCAACTCCATTGAAATCAACAGAAGGTAGTGGATCATATTGTCCAGTAAGTCCATCAACCATCCACTGACCATCAATTTTTATTCCCTCTAAGTATGTTCTACCATTGACATTATCATTCTGTATTCTAACCTGTGTAAGAGATCCACTGAGGTTCCAAGTATATTTTCCATTTGACGGAGTTTGTGTATATACAGTTCCATCAACAGTAATTTCCATCCAAGAAGAATAATCAGTATTCGCTGCAATGTATATACTTTCATCTATCCACTGTGGATTACCTGATAGATCCATAGTAACCATAGGAGCATTGTTTGTTGTTCTCAGACAATCTCCTTCATTAACAGTACCATGAGCAGTATCAAATGCCTTTGTCTTTGCAATATCAAATGGACCACCACTTACATAACTACTCCAAGTTGATCCATCATTTTCCCAAGGTCCCCCACCTGCTGCCCTACCAATAGGCAACATACTTCCATATACTGATCCTGTTCTAGATAAAAGTGGCATGATCTAATTCCTTAAGCGAAGTTTACTGCATTTCCTGCAAGTACTGTCCATGCATCACCTCTTCTCAATAAACTATATGAGAAAACATCTATAGCACTATTTGTTGGAGTAGGTGCTGCGGCTCCTATATTCTTTACTGTTATTGTAGTTCCATCAATCTTGAATGTTCCAATCGTTCTTCCAGTACCACCTTGAGAAACAATAAATGTAAGGTTCAATATCTTACCATTATCAGTAGGAATATTAGTTGCATCTATTGTTAGGTTTGCACCAGCTCCAGATGCATCAATATAAAATATTTCTCCAGATGTATAATTAGCAGTTCCTGCATCTGAACTTAGAGTTATATCTGTAACTGTTTCTCTTATATCTTGAAAATCTACACGACCTGTAAATGTGTTATTACCAGCAAAGGTATTAGCTGTTGCAAGATCTGCTTTACTGGATGAGTCACCAGTAGAAACCTCTAAGAAATTAGTTCCATCATTAGTTATTTCCCACTTAGAACCAGTATTGTTATAACGTATTGTTCTTTCTGAAGTAACTGCACTTGAAGCGTCAGTAGTTTGAACAACAGATATACCACCTACTCCAGCAGAAACACTCTGACCAGTTCTTAGTCTTATTATAGAATCAGAGACATCTAAATCGGTTGTATTGATTCTAGTTGTAGTGCCTTGTACAGTAAGATTACCTGTTACAGTGAGAGCACCTTGAATAGTCTGACCACCTACTTCACTGATTAGTTCTTTCCAGTTAGTTCCATTTGAAAAATACGCTTTATTCGTATCATCAGTTTTGGCGAACATACCACCATACGTTCCCGCATCTGGCAATCCTCCTAGATTTGCAAAATTGAATCTTACCTTATTTCCTTGACTAGTTAATGCCAACTGTGTAGCAGCACTGATAGCTCCAGTTATACCATAAGTTGCTGTTGGAGCACCTGTGCCAGCAAGGTCAGTAATGGTGTTTACTCTAAGTGATGACATTGACTGTAATACCTGTTATAAGTTTATTTAGTTACCGTAAACGGTTCTTGGGAATATTTGACCATAGCGAACTGAACTACTAAAACCTCTAGCATATGAGAGATCTGCTGCAGTAAGAGTACCTGATGACATATCGGAAGATGTAAGATCATTCTGAGTATATGAACCATCATTCATACCTACAGCAGAACTGATATTAGTTTTATCAAATACGGTTGCTGGTAATGTACCACCATTACTTGTATTTGACGGAGTACCATCAACAGCAGTTGTCAATACCAATTCTGTTATAATAGTAAGAGCAGCCATTATCTTAGTCTCCTTCTATAAGGAATATAAGATCCACGTGGATAAAGAATTCCTCGTACCTTTCTTCTTCCTCTTCTCGTTACTGATGAAGATAAAGTTTTTTTATCTTCATATGAAATGGATTCTTTATAAAGAATATTTTGAATAGTAGACCAATTATAATTTTCATGAACTACAGCATCATACATTCTTGCAGCAGAACTCATATTATTCTTATTATAAGTTGTGAGCAACTGAGTTCCACCACTAATTCCTGGATTTGATGGAGTGCCATCACCAGCCTCAGTCAATGTTAGATCTGTTGCAATCGTAAGATTTGCCATTAGGTTGTCCTAGCACAGAAGCATATCCATGTACTAACAGTAACACTAGCATTATCATATAAAGTCTGGTTAGTTGAACCAGAACATTCAACAACAGTATAAACCTCACTACCACTGACAGTAATAGTATCTCCAGATTTAACCACAGTTGCTCCAGGAGTAACTGCTAATTGAATCATTACAAAATCGTCTGGAAGATAATATGGACATGGGAACATGTTGGAGCTTATAGGTAAACCTTTTATTGGTTTATGGAAATTAGCAGCAGCATCTACCTTATAATTTACACTATTGTAAATTATTTTATCAAAAGTATCATTTCTATGATACTGTCTTATTTCAGTAGAATCGTATCTATCTAAACCACCATCATTTGAATCCCTACCAGCAAAGTTGCATAGATAATGATCTTCTCTCCAATCATGTGGTGAATGTTGCCCATACGCAGGATCATACTTATCATATCCATATAAACATTCTCTCATTCTTGTAGATGATGTCACTGGATTTCCAGCAAAATGATTGGGCATATTATCTGAATAATCATGATTCTTATCCTGTACACAATCCGTAGTTGATATAGCAACAACATCAGCACTTTCTGAAGATGCAACAGTTGCTGTACCTTTTGTTGGTCTAGCAGTATCTCTATAGAATGATAATCCACCTTGGAATACATGATCCAAATCCCAAATATTTTGACCCCATTGAGTTCCTACATTCAAAGAAAATGTTAAGTAAGTTTCAACATCTCCAGCTACTACTTGTTGGAATTGAATAATACAATATCTATTGTCCTGAGTAGCATCTGCTTTATAGGTTACAATTTTTATTGGGTAATCTTTTGGGGTAGTTGCTCTACAAAATCCTCTTACTAAAGAAGCACCATATGATCCATAGTTATTACTTGAAGTAGGCAATCCAGTTGTAGTGTCTGTAAAACATTGTGGTATAAATCTAATACGTGATGCGAGACTACTACGAGATATAGCACCCAAAGTTTTTCCTGATGCAGGAACTGATCCATTACCTACTGTTTGAAGGTAATCCGTTCCAAAATTATCCATCCCAACTTCTCCTGTGAACCCTCCTTGATATCCATGTGAACTACCACTTCCATGATTCGTTAAAGTTGAATCAAATCCTACTGCTGATTTGAAACATATAAGTCCAGGTCTGCTGCTGCCTGGTTCGACTATACTAAATGAATAATATGTTGTTCCATAAGATTTAGCAGCATCATTTGTTACTCTACAAACACCAGATTTGATCTGCGAAGCCCAACTACCATGATTTGCATGAGCATCAGTATCTTTCCACCACCAATTAGAAGTTCCACCTTGAGTAGTCAATACTTTGATTTCTGCTACAGTTGCACTATTTGTACCAAATACAATATCTGTAGCACCTGTTCCACCAATATTAGCTGCTGGAATTGTAAGAGCATAACCATTGGTGTAACCAGAACCAGGAGTCTTTACAAATACACCGACAGTTTGACCTTGGTAGGAACTTTGATGAATCGAACCATATCTTCTTACAGTAATTGCACATGCAGTACCTCCACTTGGGGGTGAAGGATCTGTATAATCCCATTCATTATAGTAAGTTCCAGTATCAGTATAATCTGAATTCCATGTTCTATCTGGAGTACTCTGAGTGGCGATAGGAACTTGACCACCAAGCTGATCCCATCCGTCAGTTGGTTTTACAATTTTTCTTAGTGTTCCACTAGTAGAAGCACCACTATGGTGTCCAGCACCAGTAGGACCCAACGCTGTTTCTAGCGTATCTAAAACTTGTTGAGCTGTCCATCCAGCGTTTCCACTGTTGACGTTAAATTCTGTCTTGGTGACTGCCATCCTTATGCCTCTAGTTGTATAACCTTAAGTGTTGTTGTTATTTGTTGAGTCGAACCACTTCTGTTTGTTACAGAAAGATATATTGTATTCACTGGTGCAGTTTCAAAGTTGAAACCGATGGTTCCTGGAGAAATCATCTGAGTTCCATTTACTCTAACTTCAGCAATTACACCCGATCCTGGTAATGGATCAGTACCCTCAGATCTATTTAGATCTGCAAGTCTAGCAGCAGCAGTTGAATAAACTCGAACCCACGCATCTGCATCAGTTGTTATTGCTAACAATACATAAGACTTATATCCAGTTGCATTGACGTTTGAATCTGTAGCATCATTATCTAAAGAAGAAGATGCAATTGCAACATCTGTTCTACTTTGAAGACCTGTAGTACCACCACCAGATGCACCAGCTTCAGCAGCAGGAGCCCAAGCACTACCATTCCACTTCAATACATATCCAGTTGTAATAGTTGGACTGTTATTAATACCAGCAGCAGTTGATACGTTTGATAACTCACCAAGATAATCTGGAATATTTGGTTTATTAGCAATTGAAGTAACACCAGTAGTAGAATTCCAATCTACTTGTTGTTGTTGAGCAGCAAGGTTTGGAAGATTCTGAAGGTTATTGTAATCACCATATTCTGAAGGAAGAGGAATGTTGGTATATGTTGTACCATCATTAGTAAACTCCCATCTATCGGATGTTTCATTCCATCTAACTCTTACATCATTTGATGCAGAACGTTCTACTACAACTGAAGCATTAGCAGATGGTGCTGTTGGTATTGATAATTTGATTCCTGTAGCACTACCACTACCACCAAAGTTTACATTCAGAGTTATCTGTGTTGCACTATCAATAGATGCAACAGTTGCAGATCCAGATAGTGTTAGAGATCCTCCATTACTATCAATAGTAACTGTTGCTCCTTGAGTAATAGCAGAAGTAGATCCTATATTAGTAACAACTGCAGATCCATTAGTAGCATTACCTTCATAGATTCCAACATTATCATTCAATACTAATTCATTATTACTGACATTTAGAGTAGTAACATTGTTCTGAGTAGTTGTTCCAAGAACCTGTAAATTTCCACTGACAGTAAGATCCGTAAATGTTGGAGAAGAGTTTGGAGTTACTATAGTTGGTTTGTTATTGATATAAGACAGATGAGTTGTTTCTGTTTGATTCCAATCTGCTTGTACCTGAGTAAATGGTTGACCACTAAGATCGCTATATGTTAGTTGTGTATTTACCCATTCACTTCCATTGTAACGTAAGACTTGCTTGACTGATGGTCCACTTACAGTAACATCCGTAAGTTCTGGTATAGATGTACTACTACCTCCACCACCAATTGTTCCTCCAGTGAATCCACCTAAGTTTGCAAATACACCAACCTTCAAATTCTTTCCATTTGCAATATCTAAAACATGACCATTATCAACTGTGAGATTATCACAGAAGGTATAAGCATGTGCTGAAGAAGGATTTACTGTTAAATTTTCTGTTGTTGTAATATCAGGAGCATATCTAATTCCTGTATATGTTGTATTCAGTGGTAAGTCACCAACGTCTGTTGTGGTTCCACCTATCTGAACATCTTGCCATCCACTACCATTATTATATCTTAGTTCATCTAATGTTTCATCATAATAGATATCACCTTCTACAAGACCAGCAGCATTTGCAGCAGTCTCATCAGCATATTTTAGTGCTAATTTTTTAGGATCAATTGTATCATCAGGAATTTTATCACCAGTTACTGCATTAGTTTTAATATGATCAGTACCAATTGCTCTGTTACTATTTGAACTAGAAGAGCTCTGAACCTTTTCAGAAGTTACTGCATCATCTTTTATATGAATATTACTTACTGCTCTTACTGAGTTATTTGTTGAACTGGAAGATAATTCAGATATTCCAATAGCATTCTCTTTTACTGCTGCAGCATCTACTAGATCATTCAAATCAGTAGATGTTAGATTGACTGCACCAGTTCTACCTTGCCATGTATTTACTCCAGAAGGAGCAACTGATACAATATCAACACTCTTCTGAAGATATCTGACAAGAATAATTTCTCCTGCAGTTGGAGAAGTAGTAAAAGTCAACTCATTCCTAAGAGTTCCACCAATCTCATAAGTGGTGGTATCTTTTAGGACATTGTTGACAAATACTAATAGTTCTGTATCTTCGTTTACAGATCTTGATAAAGTTTCTGTTAGACCTCCAGAAGCAGTTATTACCTGTTCTGCTAAATCAATGGTGCTATTTTCTACACCATAACCTACATATGGCATTAGCTAATCTCCATGTAACTTAGAATGACATCCAATGACGAAGCAGTTGATGATTGCGCCTGTACCGAATCTCCAGCACCTGACGCAACATTATATGCTAGAACAACTTTGTTTCCTGACATAATTTCTAACGATGACCCTGCAGGAATAGGGATATTTTTACATAACCAAACATCTTCAGTTGACACTGGATTCTGCCCTGAAACTGTCAAACTAACAGCAGGTCTATCAATCTTTACTGAAGCATTGATAGCAGCAGAAGTGATGTTACATAAGGTAACACCAACAAGAACAGTTTGTTTATCAGTCTGTCCAGTTCCTAATTCTAGGTTATAGATTGGTGTTAGTCCCAGACCCACTGCTGTCTTGGATGCTGATCTAAATTTACTTGCCATTTTGTTATCCTAGTGCGATTGTAAGTGCAATGACATCATCTTCTGAAACACCAGCCTGGAAAGCATTAACAGCTGCAACAAGATTTGCAAAGTTGCCAGAAAGTTGTCCAACGTCACCCACGTTAGTTGAGATCTGATTGATCTTTCTTCTTTGGGCTTCAAAGGTATCAGTAGTAAGAACTACTGGCTTAGTAGATAAATGTGGTGATGTAGGGGTGGAAAATATTGCCGATCCCCAAGACGATTGTGCCATGTTAAGTTACATTGAGTCGAGTTCTTACATAATAATTGGTCGATGATTGTAATACGACATTAGATGGAACTTCAAGTTCCGTCTTATTGTCCACGTCATTAAGAGATTCATATATTACATTACTAAATGATGCATCATCAGCTATCTGCCAGTCAGTCGATGTATGGTTATAATTTACATTATCATAACTAGGAGTATTTAGTGTAATAGTAGGTCTTAGACTAGTTGGAATAGGTAGAGTAAATGTAGGTTGATCAGCAACTGGAGTTGTAAATCCAATTCCAGGACTTTCAGTACTTATATACCCTGCTGCATCCTTATACCTAACTGTAATTGTATATGAAGTATTCCATTCAAGTACAATAGTTGTCAATTCAACTTTATTAGTTTCATCTCCAGTAGCAGATACATCTGTAGTTGTATCATAAACAGTTGAATTATCACTGTTCTTAACTATCTTCCAGAAACTAGCTGCGTGTCCATTTCCAAGATAACTTATAAAGAGACTTGCTTGAATCTTAGGTTGTCTTACGAATGTCTTATTTGTAGTAGAGTCTATATGAGAAGTTTGTATTGTTGGTTCAGCAATAAATGTAAGTGTTAGAGTAGCAGACTGAGAATTTACTTCAGAAGCACCTAACGAATTAATTACACATCTATATCTGTAATTATTATTTGCTGAACTACCAGTAACTGAGAAGTTATCTGCTGTAGCAGCAGTAACATCAGTCCAAGTAGTACCATTATCACCAGACTCTTGCCACTGATAGGTAATATTCTTACCACTAGTAACAGAAGCACTAACAGAGAAACTTGTTGGTACACCAGCAGTTGTTTGTACACTGGATGGTTGATTTCCGATTGTAATAACTGGAGTTATAACAGTTAGAACTGCTGCATTAGAAGTCAGTGGACTGTTTGTCGCAGCAGGGTGGGAAATTACTACCCTATATTGATCTCCATTATCAGTTGCAGTTGCAGTAGATGGAGTTACATACCCATTAGTAGTAGCACCTGCTATATCTGCCCAACTAGTTCCATTATCATCAGATTTTTGCCATTGCCATGTTAGACCTGATCCGTCAGAAGCAGAAGCAGTTACATTGAATGCATGAGTATCTGGTTGGTATACAGATGCATCTGCTGGTTGACCTGTGATCACAAGTGTTGGTTGTACAGCAACAGTTAGAGTTGCAATACCAGATGTAATAGAACCAGATGATCCAGTTACATCAACCTTTACTCTATATTTGTATCCACTCTGAGCTGTTGTTGCAGCATTAACTGTATAACTAGCAGTTGTTGCTCCAGCAAGATCAGACCAAGTAGTACCAGTATCCTGAGATTCTTCCCACTGATAAGTTGCTGTTCCACTAGAAACATTTGCAGTTACAGTGAATGTTGCATTTTGAGTAGCATATATTTCAACATCTACAGGATTAGTATCAATACTAATTGTTCTTTGAACAGTTAGAGTAGCAGTGTCACTGGTTAGTGCTCCTAATCCTGGAATAGTAGCAATGACCTGATACTGTGCTCCATTATAAGTTGCATAATCAACAGCAGTAAGATCTAATGTACTTGCATTAGTCCCAACAGATTGCCATGCAGAACCATCCCATTGTTGCCATTGGTATATTACATCTAAACCACTGTTAGTGGTAACAAGAACACTGAACTGATGGTTACTAGCTTCATTCTTAGTTACATCTGCTGGTTGAGTAGCAATAGTAATAGAACCCTGTGCTACTGTTAGGTCAGCAACATCACTTGTAAGAGGTGAGTTAGTAGCAGAGGTTGAACTTATTTTTACTCTATACTGATAACCATTTGCACTTGCTGCAGTCTGGAGACCAGATCTAACCATAGATGCTGCTGTTTCTCCAGGAAGATCAGTCCAAGTAGTACCAGTATCCTGAGATTCTTCCCACTGATATGTAAGAGTTACATCATCAGTTGTTGCTGCAGTAACACTAAACGTTGCTGCTTGTCCAGATATAATACTTGCATCTGCTGGTTGAGATGATATTGAAAGTGTAGATCCAATATACTGAACTGGAATAGCATCAGAAATCTTATATACACTTAGACTATTTGTTACCTTGAGTCTAACAAGTAAATTATCAACACCTGTATTATTATCATAGATTGATAAAGTCTGACTATTCTCATTGAAGAATCCAGGATCTGAATTTATATTAGTAAATGTTGCTCCTTGATCGGTACTCTTCTGCCATTGATAAGTATATGGTGCGGAACCAAATGCCATTGATGCAGCATCACCAGTAATCTCACGAGTATTATTGCCACCTCCTTCAGCGACCATTGTAATACCCTTAGTGAAGATAGAACGGATATCAAATCCACCGTTACCTGGTCCTTGAGTATTTGTTCCACCTGGATCAGCAGCATTAGTTCCAGGTAAGTAATATGCCTGTCTTAGTGCTGTACCAACAATGTATGGATATTGTGGAACATTACTTGCATCTTGAGGCATAAAGTATGCATAAGTTCCATTTGGATAATCAGGAGTTACACAATATCTACCATTAGATTGGTCTAAGTCACCAGAACCAGGATTGTACTGATAGTCTTCAACAAAACTTCCAGCAACCAATGTTTGACTTGGTGTACTGTCATTGAAATCTACTTGATCAGTAAACTTGAAGCTTGTAGGTCTATGAGCATCAGTTGCTTTTAGACCGAATGAAGATGTAAGTCTCTTTGGTGCTGAAGTATTATCGTTATATGTTGTATAACCCCAAGGACCGTAAATTGGATATCCATCATATGCGATACCTACAATCTTGGAGTGACCATCAGCATGTCTGAAATAATCTCCACCAGAATTACTATTTCTGTAATAAGCAGATCCGTCTTTTACTCCATCCCAATCACCAGAAGTCAAGAACGCACTTGTTTGATAATGATATTCTCCATTACCTTCTGTAAATCCACTTGCTGAGTCTGCATTGTATAATGCAGCAAAATGAACTTCGTTGAATTCTAATCCAGCAGGACTTGTTTGTTGACACTCAGGAAGTGTATCGTTTCCTGCAGATGGATATCTTACACTAACACCGTTAGCGAATACACCTAATGGTGAACCAGTCCAAGGAGTTAGAGATGGAGTATTAGTACCTCCTCTGTAAATAATACTATGACTACGATCTATAACTTGCATCTCATTTGGAGATACAAAGTCTGCTCCATGAGTAGCAGGATCAGGTAAACCATCTGATGCAATTGTTAGTAAGTGCTCAGATGTAGATAGAGTACCTTTAGTAATTGAAATACTATTGTCAGGAGTAACACCACTTGGTTTTACGATATCAATTGTAGGTGCAGCCTGAACTGTTAGAGTTTGTACGTCACTGGCAACACCACTAAATTTGATGATGTTCTTAGTATCAGTAACTCCACTACTTGCAGTATCAGTATATAAAACTGCTTTCCATTGAGATTGATCTAATGAAGTAGTTGGTGTAATTACTAATGTTCCTGCATTAGCAGTTCCAGTGCCTCTTGATCCATACCAACTTTCTGTGCTATCAACTATTGACCAAGTACTTCCACCACTTTCTTTATACCACCAAGTTACAGTTGCATCTGCAACACCACCACCAGAACCAGCATTAGCACCAGTTATTGAAAGTGTGTGACTATTGCCAGATTGTATAGATCCAGTTGCTGCAAGATTAGTACTAAATGTATAACTCGGACCTTGAACTGTAAATGGACCACCTAAACCAGTCGCAATAACATCATTTGCAAGACCAGTTGGGTGAGATGCTTTTATTTGAATCTGTGCAGTATCATCAGAGAATGCTGTGTTTCCATCAGTACCTTCACCAAGTTTTACACGGTATAATGGATGTCCATTGGAACCATTACCACCTAATGCTTCTAAACAGAAATTATTACTATCAACTATTGTACTAACAATACCAGTAGAATTGGTTGGTGTACTAGAATATTCTGGAACGACAGTTAGAGTTGCTCCATCACTAGAAACTGTTTGTATCTCAACTTCTGCTTGTACACATGATCCACTTGTTCCTGCACATTCACTTGCTGGCCAAAGAGTTGTTTGTCCACTCCACCATACAGTACAAGATGTTGTAACTGTTATAGTCAGTGATGCATATCCAGTATCTGCAGAGGATGCAGCAGTAGCTGAATTGACAGTACATATAAAGTAATACCCATTGAGTAATACATTATCAGGAATAGTTAGAGTTGCTGAATTTACTCCTCCAGCACCTGCAAATGTTCCTGTAATTGGAACATTAGTCCAATTACCCAAGTTTGCTTGTGTAGAGTTTATTGCATACTTCCACTGATACTCAAGTGTTGTGCCTAAACTATCTGTAGCTGAAGCTGTATAGGATACAGTTCCACTGTCTACTGAATATGAACCATCACCTGTTGCATTTGAAGGACTTCCAGTAATTGTAAGTGTAGAAGAACTAGAACCAGTTCCTACAAGAGTAAAGCTATAATCATTAGTTTGATTGGTTACTTTGTCTCTTATTTGAAGAGTATAAGTTGTGTCATTGACTGGACTAGTACAAGTTCCTGAACAAGCACCAGTTGTTTCATTGACAGATATTCCTGTTCCATCTATTACATAATTACTACCAGTCTTAGTGAAAGGAGATCTTCCTCCACCAGAAACTAATTCATATACTGGTGTAGCACCAGATGATACAGTTTCATTAGCAAAGGTTGTAATAGTAGCAATTGATAAATCCTTACTAAGATTGCTGCCATTAGTCAGTGTTGCCAAAGAACCACTTGGTTCTGTCCAAGATGCAACTAAATCAATATAAGTTTGGAATGCTGGTATAGCATCATAGATATGATCCCTACCAAATTCTTCTGGTACTGGATTGAATTTATGTTGTTGATTGTCGTACATACCACGACCCCAACGAGAACCTGCATTATAGAAGGTATTGTTTGGATAAGCGTGTGTACTATCAAATTCTGCTCCTATTGATTCATGAGTAAATCTTGATTTTGGAACTGGGAAGTACTGAACAGGTTTACCATCAGAAACATTTTCTTCTGCTTCTAACTGAGCCCAATATTCACCAGCAATATGTGATCCACCCTGATACCTAGCATTATTAGAAACTACAGCAGAATAGTTATTGATCCAATTCCAGAAAGCATCATTCTCATAGAACGTACCAGTGATCTTGGTGAAACGCATTGGCCAACGTGGTTTATTACCAGTATCATATTCAACATCCTTTGTACATTTATTGAATCCACCTCCACCACCTTCTTCTGTATGAGTTGCATTACTATCTGCTGCAAAGGTAATTGTTTTATCAACACTAGAAAATGCTGTAATCTTTCTCCACTTAGAACAAAATTCTTGAAGATCTATTCCACCAATCTTACATTCTGTGTTAGTACCAAATCCACTGTTAGCAGGATCTTGAATCCAAGTACTACCCATACCAGGATGATTCACACAATAGTAATGATAGTCTGTTGGATATACAGCAGAATCTACCTCTGGGTGTGTATTACCCATTGGGTTGATCCACTCAAGATAACATGTAACACCTGAACCTGCTATATTATCATATTGTGTCTTGGGTACTTCTGCTACACCTGAACCTTGATCAGCATAGTATCTAAGATTCATCTTATAACCATGAGCACCTTTACCCAAATCCTGATCTACATAATCTGTAAAAGATTTTCCTCCACCATGAGTACCATCTGAAAGGTTAGATATTGCTATGGGGTGAGTTAGGTTAGTTGCATCAGTTTGATAGAAACGATATACAACACCATTCTCCATTACTATTGATGGTCCTGCTGATGGAGATCCATTAGGAACACCATTTTGCATTCTATCAAAAGTTAGTTTATTTGCACCACCACTAGAAGCAACGGTGATAGTTCCTACCATGCCCCCATGATATTGGCAGATATAATAATAAGTTCCAGGAGAAGATGGAGTCCAAGTAACAGTTCCAGATTCAGCACCATTGTTAGTTACACCAGATGCACCACTACCAGTACCAGTAGTATTTGCTGTCTTAATCCAGAATGGATGTCCACCAACACTTACATTGAAATCAATAGTGTCTCCAGCAACACAATTTATTGTTAGATTGTTTCCACTAATACTTCCACTACCGTCAGTTCCATTAAGTACATAAGCAGAAGCACCACTATTAGTTACTGAAATAGAATAGTTACTTGGTGATCCTCCACCAGTATTAGTAACTGTTACTTTATAGTCTCTTCTTTCTCCAAGGTTAAATGTATCCTTCTTCATCTGCGCTCTCATCAATGAGTTTGCATCTGGAGCATTAGGAGAATCTTCTACTCTAGGAAATTCAAATTCATAAACATCATTGACTTGTGGACTTAGGTATGCATACTCTGCATTTGTCAACTGGAAAACAATATTACTAGTTCCAGCATTAGTCTTCATTCTATAATGAGTTTCAGTACTCTGATCAGTTAGGAATCTTGTAGTAGCAGCCTTTTCACTGATAGTATTAGCATTCAACCAACCTCCTACTGGAGTTGTTGCTATAGAAGTATCATCATCAAAATCAGCAAATTGATATCTTCTCTCTGCAGCCCATTTAGCACATACTTTACCTTCACCTGTACCTGTTGCTCCATCATGAACCTGTCTGAAAATAGCAGCCATTCCAGCTACGATTGGAGAAGAGAATGATGTTCCATTTATAGTGTCATGATTACCAGCACTATAATTGTCAGCAGTAACAGTATTTGATGCCCAATCATATCTTGGGATCAATAAATTTTGTCCTGGTGCATATGCAGTAACAGCATCACCATAGTTGGTGAAATCTGCAAAGGTTAGTTTATTATTAGTACCTACTTTTAGAGCACCTACAGTAATGATATCAGATACATCAGCAGATCCATATCCAACTTCTTCTCCTCTTCTGGAGTAACCATCTGTATATGTAATTTCTGCATCAAGTTTTGATGCCTGACCAGAATTTCTAGATCCGTATACAACTTTAGTATTTACAGGACCATAATCAACGTCAGCATTTTGATCTGGATCAAAGAAATCTAATCCGTTACCAGCAGCTCTACAAACAGTAACACCTTTCAGCATTCCTAATTTATATTCACCATCATCTATCTGTTGATCACCACTACCACTTGCTGTAGATGATGATTCCTCAACAGTAATATCGCCATTCATACTGGCGTGTGCTTGACAGAAATACTTGAAACCACCAGATGCTTTTCCTACAAGAGCAGTTCCAGTATCAAATACAACATTTCCACCACTAGCAGTACCAGCACCAGTCACACCAGCAGCAGCTAATCCTGCATTATATGACGCTCCACCAGTCTGAACATGGAATGGATGACCAGCTGCATTCATTGTGAATGTTAGGGTGTCTCCTTTCTTGACTGTAATTGTTGGGTCTGATCCCGATACTGATCCATTAGCATCAGTTCCACTAATAGTATAGTTTGAACTACCTGATGCAGTAACTGTGAAGTTATAGTTTTGTCCAACATGTCTTTCATTCCTATCAACATATGGTTCTTTTGGGTTTGGCCAAGTATTACCAAAACTACAGTTGACTACAGAAGGTCTTGGTCTAGTATTGCCATCTAAAGTATTTCCTTTGAATCCTGCATGATCTGGATCATTATGATTATAAACCGCATCATATGCACTTCTTATGGTAGACAAAGACATGCTACCACCATCATCACTAATTCTAAGTGAATAGATTCTTGCTTTGTTTGCTACACCAGCATTGATTCCAGCAGCACATATAGCAGCATTAGTACCATGACCATCTCTACTTACACTACCTGTAGATGATGGTTCGTTTGTATTACCAGTATTATTTGGAGTGAATAGAGAACTAGAGAGTTCGTATACCCTATAATCACCCTGTTCTGAAGTACCGTTTAGGTTTGCTTTGTTATCTGGACTGAATAGTTCTGGATGCAATCCAACGTTGACTCCTGTTGGTCTACTAGCACCTCTAACACCACTGTCTAAAATATAGATATCTACTTCATCACCTTCATTAGTTGCTGAGTATGATCCTACATTACCAGCACTAACACTAGCAGAGTAATCTAATCTAGTAATAGCATCTAAATGCCAATAACTTGTACTAGAAGATCCTGGAACAGAAGTCGTTCTAGTTCCATATAACTGGAAATTTTCATGGTCTAAAACTGATGCACCATGATCCAACTCATCAATTTTAGTTTTGAACTCTACTTGATTGTATTGTGACAGATCAGTGTCAAATATAATTGTATCTTGACTAACGAGAATCTTTACCAGCGAAGAACCACCAACCTTTGCAACAACGTCATCGGCAACTTGTTGTAAGGTTTTTGAATTAGACGCTGCTTTGGTTAGTAGTACTTTATTAGTTGCCATTCTTCTTAAGGAATTCCGTTAGTAACGTTTTTATTTCAGAGACTTCTGCTTTGAGATTATTTATATCGCTAACTGCATCTTGAAATTTCACGTTCTGATTTTTAGATTGCATGTATCTCTGATATGCAGTCTTATCTGTATTGATTACAGATCCCTTTGAGGGATCTTTGAGAAGGTCGCTTTGACCTTCTATTCTAAAGTTTGGCATTTATGCAGTAGCAATACATCTAAAGTCTTCAAGTTTAGGAACAAACGCAGGTCCCCTAGTGGTGTTCTGTTTCATAATAATCTTCACGGCAAATCTATCAAATTCTGGTAGATCTTCAGCTGTGAATTTATATTCTTTGAATGAATCAGGATCTTCTGCGAGTGGATCTAAAACATTTGAATCATCAACTTCAACTACTTCATAATCATCAGCAAGACCACTGTATTCTTCATCAAAATCTACAGGGAATATATCAGCCTCTGCAACTGCTAATGTAGTAGGTGCAGTACTGCTACCAACCGCAGTAACTTTGAATTTGAATCCACTACCTAATCCATCTCCATCGAAGTTTGGATCAAGTGTAAGAATTTCTCCTACTGCATATCCTTGACCAGCACCATTGATAGCAACAGAAACTACTGATCCATTTGTAACAACAACATCTACGGTTGCAGAGTTACCTACGCTTGGTAAAGTTGTTGGAGAATCAGCAGAGTATAATACTGATTGAGCAGTTCTTGTAAGAGTTCCACTATTAGGGTTGTATGTATTACCACCCGACTCTAGTGTAACTGTTGATAATCCATTTCCACCACCACCTTGTGCATCATCTATGGTTATTGTTGGTTTCTCAACAAATTTGGATCCCCTATTAGTAA